AGCACCAGCGGCTGCTCCAACAGCAGCACCAGCGGCTGCTCCAACAGCAGTTGCAAAGGGTAAACCTATAACTGCTGGAGTTATTAAAGGAGTTATAGATGCAGGTCCTGGTTATAATGTAGTAGATACAAGCGCAGGTAACCAACGACGTGAAGGTGCTAGAAATTGGAGAAACAACAATCCAGGTAATATTAATTTTGGAGATTTTGCAAAACGAATGGGTGCTGTAGGCACTGATGGAAGATTTGCTGTTTTCTCAACTCTTGAACAAGGAAAAAATGCTAAAGAGCAATTATTATTCGGGAATACTTCAAGATATATTAATCTATCTGTTTCAGATGCTATTTCAAGATATGCGCCTCCTAATGAAAATAATACTAATGCCTATATTGATGCTGTGGTTAGAACTGTAGGTGACATAAGTCCGTCCACTGTAATGAGTTCATTAAACCCAGGACAACGTAAAAGATTTTTAGATGCAATTACTTCACAAGAAGGATTTAGAGAGGGCAAAGTATTACAGGCTAGAATGGGAGGTCTTGCATCAGGTCCAGAAGGTGGTTATCCTGCTATACTACACGGTAAAGAAATGATAGCACCATTGAAGCCAGATTCAATATTAGAAAAGTTAGCAAGCACTTCTCAATCTGTAATGCAAGGTGAGTCAAGTATGTCCATATCAAAAATGGAGTCAATTATGAGAAACTTTACTGAAATCAATAATAAAGCCACTAGTGACTATATAGGAAAATTGGATAAAGTAATACACATACTTGAAAGTCAACATAGTACCCAGGAAAAATTACTAAGAGTCTCACGCTGATAACTATAAATACTTGCTGAGATACATCAATGCCACTAACCAAACGATTTTTAAACAAGTCAGGTGTTGCTAGCCCTATTAGCGGTGCGAATAGCAACAGTGGCGCATGGAACAATAACCCACCTAGTGGTAACGGAACAAACAATGTAGAGTGGAGTTATCGTAATTACATGAGTAGACTTCCAGAAGTCTACACTGGTCACCCAAATCGTATTGAACGTTATAATCAATATGAAATGATGGACGTTGATGCTGAAATTAATGCTTGCTTAGATATTATCAGCGAATTCAGTACACAGAAAAACGATCAAAATGGTACTCCGTTTAGTATTAAATTTAACGATGATCCTACTCCACACGAAGTAGAGATCGTTATTAAACAGTTACAACAGTGGTGCAATCTTAATGAATTAAATCATAGAATTTTTAAGATGTTCCGTAACGTCATTAAGTATGGCGATCAAGTATTTGTACGTGACCCAGAAACATTTAAATTGTTTTGGGTTGATATGGTTAAAGTGATTAAAGTTATTGTAAACGAAAGTGAAGGTAAACTTCCAGAACAGTATGTTTTAAAAGACTTAAACATCAACTTACAAAATCTTTCAGTAGCACAGAAAACAAATACTGATTTCGCCGCAAACCCAGCAACGGGCTTAGGTGGTAGCGGTGGCGGCACGAATACCCCATACACCGTACCTGCTATGCCATATAATACGTCAGGATCACGTTTCACATTAGGTCAAAGTGAAAGCGCGATTGACGCGAAACATATAGTACATTTAAGTTTAACCGAAGGTCTTGACCGCTTTTGGCCTTTTGGTCAGTCAATATTAGAAAACGTATTCAAAGTTTACAAGCAGAAAGAATTGCTTGAAGATGCTGTGTTAATCTATCGTGTACAACGTGCACCAGAACGCAGACTCTTTAAGATTGATGTTGGTAACATGCCAAGTCACATGGCTATGGCATTCGTAGAACGTATCAAAAATGAAATTCACCAACGTAGAATTCCAAGTCCATATGGTGGTCAATCAATCGTAGATGCTACATATAACCCACTTTCAATGAACGAAGATTACTTCTTCCCAGTCACCGCAGACGGTCGCGGATCATCAGTAGAAGTTATGCAAGGTGGTCAAAATCTAGGTGAGATTGACGACCTACGTTACTTTAACAATAGATTGGCACGTGGTCTACGTGTACCAAGTTCATATCTACCAACTGGTCCAGACGATAGTGATCGTGTAATGACAGATGGTAAAGTTGGCACAGCATTGATACAAGAATATCGTTTCAATCAATACTGTGAACGTCTACAAAGTTATATGTCAATGAAATTTGACGAAGAATTTAAACTATTCTTACGTTGGAGAGGTTTTAATCTTGACGCTGGATTATTCCGTTTAGAGTTCAATCCACCGCAAAACTTTGCAAGCTATCGTCAAAGTGAATTGGATACATCAAGAGCGCAGACATTCACTACATTACAACAACTTCCATACATTTCTAAGCGTTTCGCACTAGAACGTTTCTTGGGTTTAACTGAAGAAGAAATGAAGAAGAACGATAAATTGTGGAAAGAAGAGAATCAAGAAGAACAATTGGATAAACCAGAAGGTAAGGACCTACGTAGCATCGGTGTATCAATGAGTGATATATCAGGTGACGAAGAAACAGCAGAAGAGTTAGAAGCACCACCTGAAGGTGAAGAAGGATTAGGACCCGAAAACGTTGCAGGTCCAGTAGCAGCAGCACCACCAGGTGCAGCAGGCGGCGCAGAAGCAGGCGCAGCACCGGCTCCGGCTACTCCGGGCGGGTTAGCATAAATATTCTTATGAACCTCTTTGAAATGTTTGACCCACCTATTGCAGGAATGCAAGATGTTGCTAACGACAATAGCAAACCGCAGTGGGAAACAAGCCGTAAAACCAAACTTACACTTAAACAAATACGCCATTTGCGTAAAATGATAGACGTTCGTAATTACGAAAAGAAGATGAGTTTGCAACAAGTTCGCAAACAATACGGCGCGGCCGCTCAGCCTGCAGCCTAAAAATACCGAAAACGTAAAAAAATCGCACTTATTGAACTGTTTTTAGTGCTATACACTAAATAATTCTACAAAGCCATTTCTATCAAGGAGAACTTATAATGGAACACAAGAAATTTGAGGAACTCATTGACCTCATTATCAATGAAAATGAAGAAAAAGCCCGTGAATTATTCCACGAAATCGTAGTTGAAAAGTCACGCGAAATCTATGAGTCAATCATGGACGAAGAAATGATGGACGAAGGCGATTCAGTTGGCGGTATGCTTGATGAAATTGAAGCCGAAGAATCAATGGCTGAAGATTCAGACGAAGCAGACGTTAAATTTGACGATGAAGCCGAAGAAGCAGGCGACGATTTAACTCATGATATGGAAGACGAACACGACGAAGAACACGATGCAGAAGATTTAGAAGATCGCGTTGTTAACGTTGAAAATGAACTAGAAGAATTAATGTCTAAGTTCGAAGAAATCATGGGCGGCTCAGAAGATATGGGCGGTGAAGAGGAAGAAGTATCTGTTAGCGACGAAGAAATGATGGAAGCATCAGACGATGACGAAGAAGATGCTATTGAAGAATCAGAAGAAATGATCGAAGAAGCAGTAACTTTAAAGAAAGTTTCTGTAACTCACGGTGATAACGGCGCAAACACAAAGAGCCCAGCACTTCACGAACCAAAAGTTAAGACAGCAGGCGTAAAACCAGTTAAGTTCTCAGGTGATTCTGAAACTGTACCAAACGGTCCAAAAGAACCATCTGATTATCTAACTAAGGGTAAGGGCAACCTACCAGGCGCAGGCAACTTTAAGAATGTCCCAGGTAAGGACAATTTTAAAGAAAAGGGTGATTCAACTCCAAAGCCAGTAACATCACAGGCTTCAGGCGTTAACACCAAGAGTCCAGTAGCGAAGTAATTAAGGGTAACTTGAAGCAATGGCTTTGTATCTCAAGGAACACTTAACGTTTGATAGAGCAAACATGGTCGTTGAATCTGTTTCCGAACAGGGCAACGATCTAAAGACCCTCTACATGAAGGGTATCTTTATTCAAGGCGGGGTAAAGAACGCAAATGAGCGTGTTTACCCCGTTTCTGAAATTGAAACTGCTGTTGATACGTTAAACAAGCAAATCCAAGAAGGTTACTCAGTACTTGGCGAAGTTGATCATCCAGATGATCTAAAGATCAATCTTGATCGTGTAAGCCACATGATAACTAGCATGTGGATGGATGGTCCAAACGGCTTCGGCAAACTTAAGATTTTACCAACTCCAATGGGTCAATTAGTAAAGACTATGTTGGAGAGTGGTGTGAAACTCGGCGTATCTAGTCGCGGTAGCGGAAACGTTAACGATCTAGATGGCAAGGTAAGTGATTTTGAAATAATCACTGTTGATATTGTCGCACAACCTAGCGCACCTAACGCATATCCTAAAGCAATCTATGAAAGCCTCATGAATATGAAGCATGGTCATAAAGTTTTAGAAATTGCTAAGGAAGCTAGAGGCGACAAAAAGGTACAAAAGTTCTTAGGTGAGGAAGTAAAACGCCTCATTACAGAACTTAAAATAAAATAAAGGGGAACGCAGCATGTTAGATGCTATCAAACCATTACTTGACTCTGGTTTAATTAACGAAGATATTTCCAAGACTCTTAACGAAGCTTGGGAAATCAAGTTGAACGAAGCCAAAGAACAAGTACGTGCAGAACTCCGTGAAGAGTATGCACAAAAGTATGAGCATGACAGAAGCGTGATGGTAGAAGCCCTAGATAAGATGTTAACTGAAAGCCTAACTGAAGAAATTCGTGAATTCCACGAAGAAAAGAAGGCAATCAGTGAAGATCGTGTACAAGGTAAAATTAAGTTGCAAGAACACGCAGCAAAGTTCAATGAATTTATGGTTACTAAACTAGCCGAAGAAATTCGTGAACTACGCAATGATCGTAAGATCGCAGTAGAAAATCAACAAAAGCTTGAGAAATTCATTGTTCATGCCTTAGCGCGTGAAATTAAGGAATTTGCTTCAGATAAACAAGCTGTTGTTGAAGCCCGTGTTCAATTAGTAGCAGAAGGTCGCAAACAACTTGAAGCACTTAAGGCAAAATTTGTTGCTGAAAGCGCAAAGAAAGTTGGTACAGCCGTTGCTACACATCTTAAGGGTGAGCTATCACAGCTTAAAGAAGATATCAAAACTGCCCGTGAAAATAACTTTGGTCGCAAGTTGTTCGAAGCATTTGCTAGCGAATACAGCGTGACTTATCTAAATGATAAGGCTGAAACTCGCAAGTTAATGTCAGTACTAGAAGCCAAAGAAAAAGCACTAGCAGAAGCTTCTGCTAAGATTGAGGCAACTCAACAATTAGTAGAATCAAAGGATCGTGAGGTTCGCATTATTAAAGAATCAACTCAACGTGAAAAGGCACTAGAAGAACTTCTAGCACCATTAAACGATGAGAAGGCTCAAGTAATGAAAACTTTACTAGAAAGCGTCCAAACAACAAAGCTAAAGGCCGCTTTTGACAAGTATTTACCAGCCGTACTAAACACAGGAACTGAGAAGCCAGTCGCTAAAACTGTTCTCAAGGAAAGTGTAGAAGTCACTGGTGATAAACAAACTGCCAAAAAAGAAGTTAAGGAAGAACCAGTTGTTGATAACAACGTGATTGACCTTAAGCGTCTGGCAGGGCTTTAATATTAAAGACTAAAATTAGGAGATAATATAATGTCTAAAGTACTCTTAGAAAGCCGTTGGGACGAGACTAAAGATGCCCTGTTAGAAGGTCTAAAGGGAACTCGTCGTTCAACAATGGGTGTAATCTTAGAAAACACTCGTAAGCAGTTGCTCTCAGAAAGCACTGCAGGCACACCAACTGCTGGTAATATCGCAACTCTAAATCGCGTTATTCTTCCAGTAATTCGTCGTGTTATGCCAACTGTTATTGCTAACGAATTGGTTGGTGTTCAACCAATGACTGGTCCAGTAGGCCAGATTCACACACTACGTGTTCGTTACGCACAAAAGTTAACTGACACTTCAGCAGCCGCAACAAGCGTAACTGCTGGTGAAGAAGCATTGAGCCCATTCAAAATTGCTCAAGCATATTCACGCACTCCATATGCAGACAACTCATCATCAGCATACACTGCTAATGACACAGCTGCATTAGAAGGCAACGGTGGTAAGTTAATCAGCGTACAAATCTTGAGACAGGCTGTTGAAGCAAAGTCACGCAAGCTACAAGCTCGCTGGACATTTGAAGCAGCACAAGATGCGCAATCACAGCACGGTATTGACGTAGAAGCAGAAATTATGGCTGCTCTAGCACAAGAAATCACTGCTGAAATTGACCAAGAAATTCTATTGTCACTAGCAACTCTAGCTGCAACAGAATATACTTACAACCAAGCAACAGTATCAGGTACTGCAACTTACGTAGGTGACGAACACGCTGCTCTAGCTGTTCTAATCAATCGTGTTGCAAACTTGATTGCACAGCGCACTCGTCGCGGTGCAGGTAACTGGTGCGTTGTTTCATCAGCAGCACTAACTGTTCTACAGTCAGCAACAACTTCAGCATTCGCACGTACAACTGAAGGCACATTCGAAGCACCAACTAACACTAAGTTCGTTGGTACATTGAACGGTGCAATGCGTGTATTCGTCAACTCATATGCTCCAGATACTCAACCAGTATTGGTTGGTTATAAGGGTTCAAGTGAGACTGACGCAGCAGCATTCTACTGCCCATACATCCCATTGATGAGCAGTGGCGTTGTACTAGATCCAAATACTTTCGAACCAGTCGTATCATTCATGACACGTTATGGTTACGTAGAGTTAACTAACACTGCAAGCAGCTTCGGCAACGCAGCAGACTATGTTGGTGAGATCGCTGTACAGAATTTGACTTTCCAATAATAGTTGGATTGATCAGTTCAAAAGATTGGGCGCCTTGTGCGCCCTTTCTTTTTTTGTGATAAATATTCACATAGAGGATTTTTCTGATGGCTGCTGAACCTTTTAATTCACTAGGCGGATTTACTGTAGGAATACCCCCAGTTTCAATCGTTGATGAAAGCGGTAATATTATTACCAATGTTAATTTCGCAGATGGCAATGTTACTGCTAATCGTGTATTCGCAAACATTTATAATTATAGCAACGGTGTATCTATATTAGGTAATGCTTTAATGTGGACATCTGCTCCAACAGATACATTTGCGCCTGGTTTACCGGGTCAAGTTGCATATGATTCAGGTGGAAATTTGTTTATTTGCGTAGCAACAGATACTTGGGCTAAATTCTCAGGTACGCTAACTTGGTAATATGATATGGCAAATCCAGTCTGGGTCACACCTGCAGGAAGTTTAGGATCATATGGTGCTACTGTAGCGATCAGTCCTATACAATTAGAAGCAACTCCTGTTTCTCCTGCAACATCAGTTACATATAGTTTATATGGAGTTGGTAGTTTACCTTTAGGATTAGATTTATCCTCTTCTGGTATCATATCTGGCACACCAACTCAAGATCAGATAGGCAGCACAGCAGAATTCACTGTTAAAGTTATAGATAACTACGGTAATGTTAATACCAGAACATTTACCATCACTATAATAGCCCAACCACCCGTTTGGGTTACTCCAAGCGGAGTATTAGGAACATATACAGCACAATATAATATTGTTCCTTTTGACTTAGAAGCAACACCCGTATTACCTTCAACTACCGTTACATATAAATTAGTCTTAGGATCTCTACCTTCAGGATTGTCAATTTCAAAAACAGGACAAATTTCTGGTATTCCGCAATCAGTTAAGTCAGATTCTATAAGTGAATTTACTATAAGTGCGATAGACAATCGCGGTCGCGCAACAGAAAGAGCATTCTCTATAGAAATAGTAAATCCTTCTCCTGTTTGGGTAACACCTGCAGGAACACTGGGTACATTTCCTGCACAAAATCCTATTTTACCTGCAATTGCCCTATCAGCAACACCAGTCTTGCCTGCCACTAGCATAACATATAAATTACTCAGTGGAACATTACCAACAGGAGTAAAATTATCAAATGCTGGTATAATATCAGGTACACCCAATGAAACAGTGTCAGATAAAATTTATAGTTTCGTTGTAAGAGCCACAGACAATTTAGGAAACATTCGTGATAGAGGATTCACATTCACTGTTACTGGTAACTTAGTCCCAACTTTTGTAACTCCTTCTGGCGCATTATTTGAAACGCAAGATAGTATTTGGCAAGAATATAAAATACAATATAATAATCCAGATCCTACAAATACAGTTATTATCACACTAGTAAGCGGCGCACTTCCACAAGGCTTAGAAATTAATGAAGTGGGATTAATAAGAGGTTATCCTGCACCGCCTACAGTAGACGTTAACCTTACAGCGACAAGTACAATTGCTACAGCGACTTCATCATCAGGTAATATAATTACTTGTTTAACTACATCAGATTTCGTAGTAGGAAGACCAATTATATTTAGTGGATCAATATTGGGTGGTTTAACACTAGGAACTACTTATTATGTTAAACAAATATTATCTTCTTCAACATTTACAATTAGTCAAAGTGTGAATGGTCCTGTAGTTCTTTTAAATAATGATTCAGGGCTAATGACTTGCACTTTACCGCAAACTACCCAAGGCGAGCCAACAGTTAAAATTTATAGTTTCACATTGAAAATTAATAGTGCGTTAGGTTCTCAACTAAGAAATTTCAGTATTAAGGTCATTAATCAAAATGCACCAGTATCACAAGGTGGTCCTGGTAATCTATCAGGTACAAGAGAACCTGTAATTTATAATACAAGACCATTTACATATAACATTGATCAAGACGTTTCAAATTATGGATTTTATGTATTACCGCCTGCAGCAGAGTACGGGATTGGCGGAACATACCCAATAACAACAAATGCATTTATTGGTACGTTCTACAGCGACAACTATTTTGCATTTAGAATTTTGGGATATGATTTTGATGGTGACCAAATAGAATATATCTATGATCAGATACCTTTAGGTTTGCAAGCAGATACCAATACAGGTTGGATTAGAGGTACTACTGTTATCGCTGAGGACACAGTCAGCGTATATAACTTTTCTGCCGCAGTCAAAAAGAAAAATAGTACTATTGGATCTCCGTTTGTAAACTTTAGTTTCATTCTTGCTAACAATATTAATGGCGACATCACATGGATCACAGATAGTAATCTCGGTAGTATCTATAACGGTACCCCAAGTATATTTCAAGTTAGAGCATTGTCTGATGTCACGTTAAACTATGTTATAGTGGACGGTTCTTTACCAAATAATTTACAACTATTGCCAAACGGTGAAATTGTAGGCACCGTAGCATTTGAAACAACTGATGATTACGTTGCAAAAAATACAGAAATCACATACACATTTACAGTCAATGCATACAGTGATATAAGCCCTACAGTAATTACTAGCACAAAAACATTTACAATAACTGTTGTACAAGAATTTATAAAACCAACAGACACATTGTATATTGAATGTACACCAAGTATTAAAGATAGAATATTAATTGATAGTTTACTAAACAATACAATGTTAATACCTTATGACTATTTGTATAGACCAGACGATATAAATTTTGGTAAAGCGCAAAATGTCACGTATGTACATGCGTACGGCATTTATGCAAGTAGTTTAAATCAGTATATTGAGGCAATACAAAAAAATCATTATTGGCGAAATATAACTTTAGGTCCAATTAAAACAGCGGTTGCAAGAGATAGCAACGGTGATATAGTTTATGAAGTAGTTTACAGTGAAGTAATTGACAATCTTGTTAACGACAAAATTGTTACTGTTTACGCAGGTAACTTTATACCAGGAAAATCATATACAATTAAGTATGTTGGCACAACAAAATGGACAGAAATAGGCGCGCCTAATAGTAATATCGGTACCACATTTGTTGCTACGGCTGTCGGTTCAGGTACAGGTTCAGCCACTACAGTAACATCAAGTATAAGTGTAAGCGAACAAGTTTATTGGCCGTTTTTTATTGATTTAAATTTAGGTCCATGGTACACAAGTATTACCGATGTATACACTAGTTACATTTATCCCGTAGAGTTAGATTTGATAACTCAAGATGCATTGTTCTATATCACCACACAAGAAAACCAAAATCTTGCAACAAATCAGGGTCAGCCAACATTTTATACAAGTTTGACACCTGGTTATGCTAGAACACTTTACCCAAATAGTTTAGAAAATATGCGTAAGCGTGTTGAGCAAAATTTAGGAGTAGATACCAATGCTGCATTGTTGCCATTGTGGATGACAAGTCAACAAGCAGACGGCAATACATTAGGATTTACTCCTGCTTGGGTCATAGCATATACTAAACCGGGATATGCAACATTCATCAAATCTTACATAGACACTTATTGGACAGATCCTGCAGGTAATAAATTAAAGTTAAATCTTATCAATTTCCAAATTGATAAATTTACAGTCAATAAATCATTGACATTTGATTACGACAACACATTTACTCCTCCGGCTTGGACAGATTTACCTAGCGGCACTCCAGTACCCGATCCTATAAACAGTAAAGATTTCAATGTATTGTTTTCACAAAAGACAATACTGCCTACAAAAACACAGTACCCTAGATAAACAATAAATACATAAGAATTATGAGTACAATCAACACAAACGGCCTAGATGTCAATTATCCAGTTCCTGGCGTTAACAATAACAGTCAGGGCTTTAGAAACAATTTTACCAACATCAAGCAAAATCTTGATATTGCATATAATGAAATCACAGATTTGCAAGACAGCGTAGTACTTAAAAATGCATTAGGTAACGCCACTATCAACAATGATATGGGCAATGTGTTAATTAGTAATGCATCAACATTAAACTTCCGCGCAACAACTTATAATTTGGGTAGTGCATTAGTTGGACAGATTGTAGTTGATATGTCTTTAGCAGACGTACATTACGGAACGTTAGCAGGCAATGTTATATTGAATTTTGGTAATTGGGCCCCAACTGGCACATTAGGAAAAGTCACACTACAGTTATCAACAAGTAATGTTGCAAACAACTATAGCATATCACTTCCTGGGCAAGTTATTTTTTCTAATGATAACTCGGGCGCAGCATTAATTAACAACTTTGTTGATGCAAACGGTGTAGGTACTATAACTTTTCCAAACAACTGTACTGAACTAGATTTAGAATGTTATTCAACTGATTGCGGCAACACGATTTATATTACGCCAATCAATCGTCCATATCAATCAGTACAAATTCAAACACGTACTCCAGCAAGCACAGGTGACTATGGTGACATGAGCGGCACAGTCTGTGTAGATCCAGCAGCCCCTCAATTATTGATTACAACAACTTATTCAAATGATTATATTTTAACTAGCAACACTTCATCACTATATGTTGGTATGCCAGTATCATTTACTGCAAGCACAGCAGGTGTTTCAACTGAAGCAAATATAACTTTAGGGACAACATATTATGTAAGTAACGTTGATAATGCTAATGCCTTGTTCAAGATTTCAACATACTCAAATGTTTCAAGCAACGTAAACTTAGCAGGCAATGTTGCTAGCATGTATGTAAACCCAATATCATACATGTATGTTGCTACTGATGACTTCAATGCCACATTAATACCAAAAAATATTGCTAACACAACATCACCAAACATCATTACATTTACTTCTTCAGCAAACTTGACTGGCGTGACAAATTGTCCAATCATGTTTACTGGTACATATGACGGTAATGTTGGCTTACAGACAGAAACAATTTATTACATTAAATCAGTATCAGGAAGTAATGTTACTGTAAGTCAAACACGTTATAATGGTGTTGCAGGTCCCGAATTTACAGGTATTAGTACAGTAGCAAGTGCTAATTTAGATATATCTGACGCTAACATTTATGTTGGCTCAGACATTTTCCGTAGGATCCCACTGCAGCCGTTCTAATTTATGGAACATCCGTTCATTCATGATCTGGAAAACAAGTCTTTAGAGGAATTGCAAACAGCAATTTCTGACTTAAGTAAAAAATTAAACTTTGCGTATAGAACTACTAACGGCCCGCTAATCAGTCAAATCAATATGGCATTAGAAAGTTACCGTAACGCCTACACCAAAAAGATGGATGAATTAATTTCTAAACAAAAAGTCAACATGCAAATAAAAGTGGATAAAAAATAATGTCTGCAAGAATAGAAAAAGATTTTACTTTTTTAGGTGGTGTATTCTTTGATGAAACCTACATGATGAATTTATATACGATGACACTGTATATTGATATATTAACAGATAATGAACAAGAACAATTAATAGCCATTGAACGAATACATTACTTTCTAAAAAATTATATTGAACATAGTGTATTTGTATGTGAAGAACACAAATCACAAATAACATTATTTGAGAAAGCAGGGCTTACAGTATTAACTATACCTGAAGAACCATTTGATCAAATTGTTGGTATAATATTGTTACGTAAATTTAATGCGATTGCTGAAGGTAGAGTGGTTGTCAGCGAAATAAAATTTGGTAGTAAACTATCTAGCGACATCAAATTTCATAATGATATTGAAGAAGCCGAAGATTTTAATGAAGTTGCGTGGTACAATGACTCAACTTTATCAATTCAGCACACAGCAAAGAAAAGTAAGAAAGATAAAATTGTCAAGTTTGATGAATTGGAAGACTGGACTAAAATCGGATTAGTTTGGAAATCTTGACACACTATAAAAATCTGTTATACTCATTAGATGTTTTCTGATAAGTTTGGGCAAATGGTTTTTACTGAGCGAGATATATGTGACTTATATCTTGCCGATCCTGATCGCAAAATGAAAAACATATTGTCTAAGGACGATATGCCCAATATACTAATATTAGAAAACTTTCCCGACATCAAATACTATGTTCAGGACGATTCAAGTATAGAAGAATTTGATCGTATCAAACAATCACAATGGTTGATGCCAAAACAATATCAAGACATGGATATCGCACAATGGGTATTAGAACAATGTAAGGACGAAGCAGAATTGCAACGTGCAGGGCAAGAGTTATTGATGTATCAGGAACGCGATATGTTCCCATTGTTACAGTATCTTAAGTATCTGGTTGATATTATGCGGGAAAATAACATAGTTTGGGGTGTAGGTCGCGGCAGTAGCGTTGCAAGTTTCGTATTATTTTTGATAGGAATTCA